GAACTAACGCGGTACGTTAGGGATTCTTTAGGAATCGACAATGTCAGACGAGCTTCAAAATCAGTTAGCGGATTCACCCGCGCCAGAACAGGCACCGACGGCAGAGCCTGTAGCTGAAGAAACATTAGCGCCGGAGAATGACCAGCCAAACGAGCAGCAGACCAAGACCTTCACACAAGAAGAATTGGATGCCATCGTAGGCAAAAGGCTTGCAAGAGAGCAAAGGAAGTGGGAACGCGAGCAGAGTCGCAAAGCGCAAACAGCGCCTGCGCCTGCAGAGTTACCGCCGCCAGAACAGTTTGATTCAGTTGATGCGTATGCCGATGCACTAGCAACGCGCAAAGCTGAAGAGCTGCTGGCCAAGCGTGAACTCGAACGGCAGAAAATGGATCTGCTTGAGGCGTATCACGATAGGGAAGAAGAGGCTCGAGGTAAGTACGACGACTTTGAACAAGTCGCCTACAACCCAAAGCTGCCGATCTCTAACGCGATGGCTGAGACGATTCAAGCATCGGATATTGGCCCTGATATTGCGTATTACTTGGGCTCAAACCCGAAAGAAGCCGCGCGAATTGCCTCGCTGAATTCGCCCATCTTACAGGCTAAAGAAATTGGCCGAATTGAAGCAAAGATTGCTTCTGAGCCGGTTTTGAAGAAAACGACAAGCGCCCCACCGCCTATCGCGCCCATATCGGGTAGAGGCTCTGGATCGCCGTCTTATGATACGACTGACCCTCGTGCAATTAAAAACATGAGTACGTCTGAGTGGATTGAGGCGGATCGCCAGCGCCAAATGAAGAAGTGGGAAGCTCAACGTAATCGCTAACTTTTTTAGGATATAAATCATGGCAAACTCGATTCTTACCATCGACATGATCACCCGCAAGGCTCTCGAAATCCTCGAGAACAACCTGGTGATCACTCGTAACGTTAACCGTCAATACGACGACTCTTTCGCCGTTGAAGGCGCAAAAATTGGTTCCACACTGCGTATCCGTTTACCAGATCGCGCGTTGGTAACCGACGGTGCCGCTCTGCAAGTGCAGGACGACAACGAACAGTTCACCACCCTGACTGTTGCTTCGCAGAAGCACATCGGTGTTAACTTCACCTCCGCCGAACTCACCATGCAGTTGGATGACTTCGCAGAGCGTGTATTGAAGCCTCGTATTTCGCAGCTGGCCTCCAGCATCGATGCTGACGTTGCTAACGCATACAAAAATGTGTTCAACTCGGTCGGCACCCCAGGCACCACCCCATCGACTTCGCTCGTTCTGTTGCAAGCTCAGCAGAAGCTGAACGAAAACGCTGCTGTGATGGCGCCGCGCTACGCAACCGTTAACCCAGCTGCTAACGCTGGTCTGGTTGAAGGCATGAAAGGTCTGTTCAACCCAACCGACACCATCAGCCGCCAGTTCAAAAACGGCATGATGGGCATGGGCGTGCTCGGCTTCGACGAAGTCAACATGTCTCAGTCGATCAAACAGCACACCAACGGTGACTGGGGTACTTCGATCACCGTGACTTCAACTGTCACGACCGAAGGTCAGTCCACTCTGCCAATCAGCTTTACTGGCTCGAGCAAGACTTGGAACGTCGGCGACGTGTTTACCATCGCTGGCGTGTTTGCTGTCAACCCACAAACCCGTGAGTCGACTGGTTCGCTGCAACAGTTCACCGTAACTGCTGCGGCTACCGGTTCGTCGACTGCAACGCTGTCGATCTTCCCAGCACTGTACTCGGCAAGCCAAGCACTGGCTACCGTGTCGTCGCTGCCTGCAGCAAGCGCTGTAGTCACTATGTTGGGTTCGGCTGCAACTTCGTACCCACAGAACTTGGTCTATCACAAGGATGCGATCACCTTCGCAACCGCCGACCTGTTGATGCCACAAGGCGTGGACATGGCTTCTCGCCAAGTTCACAACGGTATTTCGATGCGTGTTGTTCGTCAGTACGACATCAACAACGACCGTCTGCCTTGCCGTATCGACGTTCTGTACGGTTTCAGCACAATCCGTCCACAAATGGCTTGCCGCCTCTGGGGCTAAGCACTGGTGGGGGCTTCGGCCCCCATTGACGACTCTATTTGAAAGGAAATTATCATGGCACTTCCTAACGGCGCAGGCGGCTATCAGATTGGTGATGGCAACCTTAACGAAACCATTTTTCAAGTTACTCCCGTTCCTGCTACTGCAACCGCAACCGCAACACTGACTGCAGATCAGATTCTGAACGGCATTCTGCTGGGTAGCCCCGGCACATCGGCTGCCAGCTACACGCTGCCAACCGTAGCTG